AGGCTATGAGGATTTACATATCCCATCCCTATGGCGGGGAGCCGGGAAACAAGGCCGAAATCGACTACTGCAAGGCGCACGGGATCCCGTATGTATTGCATTGCGATCCCAAAAAATAAAGAGCGGCCGGGAAACTGGTCGCTCTATTTCTATGCTTTGGAGATGATCCAATTTTGAAAGTGTGGGGTGAATGGTTCTATAAATCCCAAGCATGGAAGGATTGCCGTGCGGGGTTTATGGCGTCGCGTCTGTGGCTGTGCGAGAGATGCGATCGTCCGGCCACGATAGCCCATCATAGGGTATACCTAACTCCATATAATATCCGAGACCCATTGATATCGCTGAATTGGGATAACCTAGAGGCGCTATGTCAGGATTGTCATAACAAAGAACATCACAAAACCATTGAACGCCGGTATTTGTTCGATGAGGACGGAACCGTCATCCCCCCTATTGAGGGATAGGGATACCGTTCGCGGAGACCGAGGGGTAGAGTACCATTTTCCTCCGCAGGCATCGCGTGAATTTTTTTGGAAAGGAGAGAGGCGAATGCCGAGAAAAACCGCGACATTGACAGAATTGGAAAAGATGGCGAAAGAATACAGCGTTGACAAAAATGCGCTGTTCCGATCGGCAATCAAACAATACGCCTTGCAGCTTCGCGTTATCGAGGATATCAAAAAGGCCATTGACGAGGATGATGTGATGGTGACAAAGGAGTATGTCAAAGGCCGGGAAAACTCCTATGCCAACCCGGCGGTGAAGGAACTGCCCCGACATGCGGATAGCGCCAACAAGACCGCCGCCCTCATTCTGGACATCATAAAGACCCTGGGAAAACCGACGAAAACACCCGATAAGCTGGACGCGATGCGCAATGAATAATTACATATATGAGTACTACCAGAAAATCCGATCTGGTGAAATTGTTGTTGGCAAATGGATTTCCATGCTATATGAAAAAATCATAACCGGCATGGAATCCGGGGATTACCGTTTTGACCAGAAGAAAGCCGGGAAGGCCGTCCGGTTTGTGGAGACGTTCTGCCATCACTGTGAAGGCCGGGACGACCTCATAAAGTTGGAACTGTGGCAAAAGGCCATTACGTCGTTGATTTTTGGGATCGTAGAAGAGGACGGGAGCCGGGTGTTCCGGGAAGTCGTTGTCGTCATGGCCCGGAAGCAGGGGAAAACCTTGTTTGCGTCCGCCATTATCGCCTATATGGCGTATATGGACGGGGAGTATGGGGCAAAAGTGTATTGCCTTGCGCCGAAACTGGAACAGGCTAATATTGTCTATGACAACTTCTATCAAATGCTCCAAAAAGAGCCAGAGATGGGAGGCCGGGCCAAAAAACGGCGGTCGGATATCTACATAGCGGAATCCAACACCAGCATAAAGCCGATTGCGTTCAACGCAAAAAAATCAGACGGGTTCAATCCTCAATTGGTGGTGTGCGACGAGATAGCCTCTTGGCAAGGCGACGCGGGTCTGAAGCAGTATGAGGTCATGAAATCGGCGCTCGGCGCCCGTCGCCAACCGCTGGTATTGTCAATTAGCACTGCCGGGTATATCAATGATGGGATTTACGATGAACTGATGAAACGGTGTACGTCCGTGCTCAAAGGCGGCAGCCGGGAGCGCCGCTTGCTGCCGATCCTGTACACCATCGACGACCCGGACAAATGGGACGACATCAACGAACTGCGGAAATCAAACCCGAACCTGGGCGTATCCGTGCCGGTGGATTTCCTGCTTGAAGAAATAGCCGTGGCGGAAAACAGCCTGTCCAAGCGCGCGGAATTCCTGACAAAATACTGCAACATCAAGCAATCCAGCTCGGTCGCATGGCTGGAATATCAGACCGTAGACGCGGCTTGCACAAGGGAATATAGCCTCGAAGATTTCAGGAGCAGTTATTGCGTGGGCGGGATAGACCTGTCACAAACGACAGACCTGACGGCTTGTTGCGTGGTCATAGAAAAAGCCGGGAAATTGTATACATTCTCCCGGTTTTTCATGCCGTCTGCCAGACTTGAAACGGCCACGGCCGAAGATGGTGTGCCATACGGAATCTTTGTCAAGCAGGGGATTCTCACATTGTCCGGAGAGCATTATGTAGACTATCACGATTGTTTCAACTGGTTCAAGGAACTGGTAGAGGAATATGAAATACTGCCCCTGAAAATCGGCTATGACCGGTATTCGGCGCAATATCTCATTGAAGAAATGAAAACCTACGGATTCCATATGGATGATGTACACCAAGGGGAAAACCTGACCCCGGTTATACGGGAGTTTGAAGGGATTTTGAAGGACGGGGTTTTTGAAATGGGAGGGAACAATCTGTTAAAATCCCATTTCCTCAACGTGGCATTGAAACACAACAGCGAAACCCGGAAATTCCGGCCGGTCAAAATCGATAAGAGGAGCCGGATCGACGGGTTCGTATCGGTCATTGATGCGATGACGGTCCGGCAGAAATGGTATGCACAAATCGGGGACCAGTTAAAAAACGAGGGGTGATCCTATGGGGATCTTCGAAACGATATTTAAACGTCCGAAAGCGGGCAAGCAGCTCATGGGGTTTTTCAAAACAATGACGGCGTATACCCCTGTATTTACCACATGGGAGGGTGGAATCTACGAATCGGAATTATGCCGGGCAGCCATACACGCCTTTGCGTCTCATGCCAGTAAGCTGCAGCCGGAAGTCAGGGGAACGGCATTGCGGAACCTGGACAGGATTTTGAAATTCCGGCCAAACCCGTATATGAATACCAGCCAGTTTCTTTATAGGACAGCTACAATCCTGTCCGTCAACAATACCGCCTTTATTGTTCCGGTGGAAAACGACTTAGGCCAGCTTACCGGGTACTATCCGATTCTCCCGTCGCGGTGCGAGATGCTGGATTACGGAGGAGAAGCGTGGCTGCGCTATCACTTCACAAACGGGCAGACCGCCGCGATCGAGCTGTCCAAGGTCGGGATCCTGACAAATTTCCAGTACAAGGACGACTTTTTCGGGGAATCAAACGCCGCCCTGCTACCGACCATGCAGCTCATCCATACACAAAACGAGGGCATCCGGGAGGGGATCAAAAATTCCGCGACGTTCCGGTTCATGGCAAAATCCAACAACTTTTCCAAGACTAGCGACCTGAAAGGTGAACAGAAACGGTTTACGGAGGAAAACTTCGGGGCGGATAACAGCGGCGGAATTCTTTTGTTCCCGAACACCTACGATAACCCGCAACAGATTAAAAGCGAGCCGTTCATCATCAACGCCGCGCAAATGGCGGCGATCAAAGAAAATGTGTTCGATTATTTCGGATGCAACGAGGATATTCTGCAAAACAAGGCCATTGGTGACGCATGGTCGGCATATTACGAGGGAAAAATCGAGCCGTTCGCGTTGCAGATGTCCCTTGTCATGACCAACATGACCTTTACACAGCGGGAAATCAGTGGTGGAAATCAGGTGTATTTCACGGCGAACCGGCTCCAATATATGACCAACCGTGACAAATTGGACGTTTCCTCACAAATGCTGGACCGAGGTCTGATGAGCCGAAATGAGATACGGGAAATTTGGAATATGCCGCCCATTGAGGGCGGGGACGAATACCTGATCCGCGGAGAATACTATTCCGCGAAAGATAAAACAAAGGAGGGGACTTGACGTGTCGATCAGCAATGACCGGGAATATCGGGCGTTTGAAATGCGGGCTTCAGAGGATGGGAGCGTCGTTGAAGGGTATGCGGCCGTATTCAACACACCCGCTGTCCTGTATAGCTGTGACGGGGTGGATTTCAAGGAGGAAATCGACCCAAAAGCGTTTTCCGTCGCGGAAATGCGGGATGTAGTGATGAACTACAACCACCAGGGCAAGCCGGTAGCCCGAACAAAAAATGGGACGTTAAGCCTGATGACGGATGGGACGGGTCTGAAAATACGGGCCGACCTGTCCGGAACAGAGGAGGGGCGCCGCCTGTATGAAGAGATAAAAGGCGGGTACATTGACAAGATGAGTTTCGCGTTTGTAGTTTCGGAGGAGGCATACAACCGCGACACCCATACAAGGAGGATACTGGGGTTCAAACGGGTCTACGATGTGGCCGCCGTAGATATCCCGGCCTATGATGCGACCAGTATTTCGGCACGGTCTTTCTTTTCGGCGGAGGCCGAGAAGGAACGGGCGGAGGTCCGCAAGACCAAAAAGAAAAAACTAAAATTGTTGTTGGAGGTATCAAGATGACCAGACTGGAAGAAATCGAGGCCCGTATGGCCGCGATCACCGAGGAGTGCGAACAGGAAAACGCGGACATCGACGCCCTGACCGAAGAGGTGCGCAGATTAAAGGAAGAGCGTGAATCCATAGTCAACGCCGCTGAAAAGCGGAATAGGCTGAAAACCGACATTGCATCCGGGAAAGCCGGAAATGTTATCAAAACGTTTCAGGAGGACAAGAAAATGGAAGAGAGAACCTTTGCTGTCGATACCGAAGAGTACCGTTCGGCATTTCTGCGGAAACTCCAGGGAAAAGAGCTGAATGCCGAAGAGCGGGCGGCCGTCACGGCAAACGCCGCGATCCCGACAGAAACCATGAACATGATCGTATCCCGGCTCGAGCTGAACCCGCTGATCGCGGCCGTGGATGTGACCCATATTCCCGGAAATGTCAGCTACCCGGTGGAATCCTCCGCCGCGGATGCGTCGTGGGTGGCGATGGGGACCGCTTCGACCGATAGCGCGGATGCCCTGACGGCCGTATCCCTGGGCGCGTACAAGCTCATTAAAACAGTGGAAATTACCGCCGACGTGTCCGCTATGTCCGTCCCGGCCTTTGAGGCGTGGCTGGTCGACAGGCTGGCGAACAAGCTGGAAAAAGCGGTTGATAACGCTATCATCAACGGGACCGGTACCAACCAGCCGACCGGGCTTTTGAAATCCGGGGAGATTACCAACACCGGAACCTTTACGAAGGCGGCCATGAAGTACAAGGACCTGTGCGGCATCATCGCCGCCGTTCCGTCCCAATACCTCAACGGGTCGTCGATGCTGACCACCCGCGCGCTGTTCTACGGGGAAATCCTCGGCATGGAGGATACCGCGGGCAACCGCGTGGTGGTTGCCGACGCGCAGAGCCCGGCTAAGTTCAACGTTTTGGGATTCCCGGTGATCGTGGACGACAACACGGCCGAAGATACCATCGTATTCGGAGATTTCAAAGCCTATAAATTCAATTTTGCGGCTGATCCGACCGTGGAATCGGACGCTTCCGTCGGATTCCGGTCCGGCTCGGTGGTGTACCGGGCCATGGCACTTGCTGACGGGAAACTGGCAGACAAGACCGCCCTATGCAAATACACCCGCGCCACGGCGTAAGGCTATATAAGGAGGAAGCGAAATGCTGGAATCCGTCAAACTGGCGCTTCGGGTATCGACATCGGCGTTTGACGCCGAGCTGAACGACATGATCGACGCGGCAAAGGCGGACCTCCGGCTATGCGGCGTCCTGAAGGTAGAGGAGACCGACCCGCTGATAAAGCGGGCGGTCATCCTTTACTGTAAGTCGAATTTCGGTACGGATCAAAACAGCGAAAAATACCAGCGGAGTTACGACATGCTAAAAAGCTCCTTGTGGATGGCGGGGGATTACCGTGAACCGTGATGTTGTTTTCGATCTTATATCAAGAACTGGCATGGCTACGGATGAGGACGGCAACCAAGAATCGACGTTCACGAAGCGTACGGTGTACGGTAAGGAGGAAAGCATAGGTCAAAAGGAGTATTTTTCCGCCGCCGCAACCGGTTTAAAGCCTGAAAAAAAGATCACCGTGTTTTTCGGGGATTACGCAGATGAGCGGGAAGCGGAGGTATGCGGCCGGGTGCTGGACATTTACCGGACGCATTTTCGGAACGCGGATGAACGGATGGAATTGTATATGTCAGAAAAGGCGGGGTCCTGATGGGTAAATGCAAAGCAAACCAGCTCGGCGACGCCATAGCAAAAGAGCTTTCCGGGTACAGCCAGGATGTTACGGACGGCATAAAAAAATCCATCAAAACCGTTTCAGAAGAATGCCGAGACGATATCCGAAAAAACTCTCCGCGCCTGACGGGGAACTACGCCAAAGGATGGGCAAAAAAAGTGGGATACGAAGCAAAAGACGCGATCCGGATGATTGTTTATAACAAAACAGATTATCAAATTGCGCATCTATTGGAGCACGGACACGCAAAGGCAGGCGGCGGGCGTGTCGAGGCGGTCCCACATATACGACCGGCCTGTGAAAAGGCTGAGGAGTATCTGGGAAAAGAGGTCAAGGTGGTGGTGAAGGGATGACAAACGCGGAACTATTCTCAGTTTTGAGCGAATCCGGAATCCCATTCGTTTACCATGAATACGACGATAAGCATGGGCCGATCCCATCAGCCCCATACGGCGTATTTACTATGACGAGCGAGAATGCCTTTTATGCGGACGGGATGATGTATTTCCGGACCGCCAGGTATCAGGTCGAGCTTTACACAAAACGAAAGGACCCTGCCGCCGAAAAACAGGTCGAGGACACGCTGGCCGAGTCCGGAATCGCATTCGAGAAGTCCGAGGCGTATATCCAAAACGAAAAGCTGTATCAAATACTTTATGAAATTGAGGTGTAATCATGCCTACGGCAGACAACAAAGTCAGGTTTAACCTGAAAAACGTGTATTTTTCCAAATTGACCGTTGGGGAAAGCGGTACCCCAACCTATGCGACCCCGGAACATATCCCCGGAGCAGTCAGCATTTCCATGTCCCCCGAGGGAGACACGACCCCGTTCTATGCGGATGGGATCCAGTACTATACCAGCGTGGCGAATAACGGATATTCCGGCGATCTGGAAATGGCCCTGATCCCGGACAGCTTCCGGACGGAGATTTTGGGAGAGACTGTGGATGAAACGTCCAAAGTGGTGATTGAAAATTCGAAAGTGGAACCGGCGCAGTTCGCGCTCCTGTTTGAGTTTGACGGGGACAAAAAGAGTATCCGGCATGTGCTGTATAACTGTACGGCTACCCGGCCGTCCATGGAAGGATCCACTACCACGGAAAGCAAGGAACCGGCGACCGAGACCCTGACGATCACCGCCGCGCCTTTGGAGGACGGGATGGTCAAGGCAAAGACGGCAGCCGATACCACGGAATCGGTATACAACGGGTGGTATACCGCTGTATGGATGCCCGGACAATCGGGGGTATAATCCATGGAGAAAACAATCCTGGTCGGAGGAAAAGAGGTTAAATTCCGAGCTACGGCGGCCGTCCCGCGTCTATACCGGATACGGTTTGGGCGGGATATCATGCAGGATATGCTGGACTTGTCCAAATCCCTAAAAAAAGCCAAGGACGGGACCATGCAGTTCTCACGGATGGACCTGGAAACATTCGAAAGCTGCGCCTATATCATGGCAAAACATGCGGATGCTTCCGTTCCGTCCACGATCGAGGACTGGCTGGACGGGTTTGAAATGTTTGACATCTACCAAGTGCTTCCGGAAATCCTGGGACTATGGGGGCTCAATGAGCAAACCACGGTAGAGAGTAAAAAAAAATTAGAGCAAGTTGCCGGCCGATGACGACCGCGTTGTTTTTGCTTAGATGTTTGCAGGTCGGGATCTCTATACGGGATCTCGACCTGCTCACTATCGGCATGGTCAATGACATGTACACAGAACAGAGCAATGATGACTGCAAATGGGAACAAATTGCAACGCAAGAGGATTATGACCGATTTTGAGGCGGTGATACCATGGCGACAAAACTAAAAGGCATTACCGTCGAAATCGGCGGGGATGTAAAAGGGCTGAATAAAGCGATCCAGGGCACAAACAAGGAAATCAGGAACACGCAGACCGAGCTCCAAAAGGTGGAAAGGCTGCTGAAGCTGGATCCTGGCAACACGGAACTCCTGAAGCAAAAACAGGAATTGCTGTCAAAAGCCGTCGGGGAAACCGCCGACAAACTGGACGCCCTTAAAGCGGCTAAGAAAAAAGCCGACGACGAAATGAAGAGCGGCACGGAGATCAACCAGGAGCAATACCGGGCCTTGCAGCGGGAAATTGCGTCAACGGAAAACAGCCTGAAGGGCCTGGAAAAACAAGCCTCATCGAGCAACGCAACCATGGCAAAAATCAGTGGGGTTACAAGCACCATATCGCAAAAATCCGGGAAGGTTGCGTCCACCATGGCACCGGTAACGGCCGGTATAGCGGGGATCGGGTTTGCGGCCGTCAAGGCCATGGACAACGTGGATTCCGGACTGGATGTGGTGATGCAGAAAACCGGGGCTACAGGAGAGGCGGCCAAAGACCTCAAAGACGTATATGACGCGGTGGCAAAGGAAGTGCCTTCCGATTTTGCGGATATCGGTGCGGCCGTCGGGGAAATCAATACCCGTCTGGACTTTACAGGTGAGCAGCTCAGGGCTGCCTCTGTACAGTTTCTGAAGTTTGCCAAGGTAAACGGGGCGGACGTGAATACCGCCGTCCAGCTCGTTACCAGGGCCATGGGAGACGCCGGGATATCTGCGGACCGATACGGCGAAATCCTGGACGCGCTGACCGTAGCGGGCCAGAAAAGCGGCATATCGATTGACACGCTGGCCGGGAACCTTGCGAAATACGGGGCACCGATGCGGGCGTTGGGAATCGACACGAAAAACGCGATCGCCATGTTTGCCGGGTGGGAAAAGGCCGGTGTGAACACGGAAATCGCGTTTTCCGGCATGAAAAAGGCGATATCCACGTGGGGGGCGTCCGGAAAGGACAGTACCGTTGAGTTTCAAAAGACCCTTGCGGCCATCAAATCGGCCCCGTCTATCGCGTCGGCCACGTCCATGGCGATTGACGTGTTCGGAGCGAAAGCGGGCCCGGATTTGGCGGACGCCATTCGCGGGGGCCGGTTTGAGGTTGACCAGTATATCCAAGCCCTGAACAATGCAGGCGGAGCGGTATCGTCCACATACGGGCAGATTGTGGATGAGGTGGACGATACACAGCTCGCCATGCAGACGGCCCAGGTCTCCCTTCACGATTTGGGGGAGACCATTGCAAAGACGCTGGGGCCTATCATACTGACGCTTGCCGGTAAGCTCCAAGACCTTTGCGACTGGTTCAACAGCCTGGACAGCGGCACACAAAATACTATATTGACGATCATTGCGTTAGTTGCGGCCATTAGCCCGATAGCCGGGATTATATCGGGAATAACCGGGGCCTTGACCGTCCTGCTGGCACATCCCGTAGTCCTGCTGATCGCCGCTATCGTAGCCGCCATAGCCGCCCTTGTGGTCGGGTTTATTTACCTATGGAAAAACTGTGAAGGATTCCGAAAGTTCTGGATCGATCTATGGGACAACGTGTCCGGATTCTTTGTCGATTGCTGGAACGGGATCGTCACCTTTTTTACGGAAACCATCCCGAACGCCTGGAATTCCGTCGTGGAATTTTTTAAGGGGATCCCAGAATGGTGGAATAACCTGTGGAAGAGCGTCGGCGAATTCTTTATGAACATATGGAACAGGATCGTACAGTTCTTCCAATCGCTTCCCGAAAAGGCTGGGTATGCCATCGGACGTGTGATAGGGTTTTTCATGGCGTTGCCTGGCCGGATTTGGACCTTTTTAACTCAGGCGATTGAAAAGGTGAAGCAATGGGGGGTCGATACATACAACTCCGCGAAAGAATGGGTCACTAAGACTATTTCCGACATCGGAACATGGTTTTCGGAGCTTCCCGGAAAAATCTGGACGTGGCTGAACGAGACTATAAACAAAGTCAAGCAATGGGGGGCCGACATGATAGCCAAAGCCAAAGAGGCCGTCTCGTCCATGGTGAGCAAAGTGGTGGAGACGGTCAAGTCCCTTCCGGGCAAGATGCTGGAAATCGGGAAAGACATTGTGCGCGGGATTTGGAACGGCATCACCGGCATGTTTTCCTGGCTGAAGGAAAAAGTCGGAGGTTTTTTTGGAGGGATCGTAAACGGCATCAAAGATTCGCTCGGAATCCACTCGCCATCAAAGGTATTTGCCGGGATCGGTAAGTTTATGGCGTCCGGGATTGGCGTCGGGTTTGATGATCAGATGTCGAAAGTGGCCGGGAGTATCCAGGCGGCGGTCCCGGCCCCGATGCAATCCTCTGTATTGACGGGAGGAAATGTGCAAGCCCCCGCCCCGTCATCGATGTTCGGAGGCGGTGTGGATGTGCATATCGCCAATTTTAACAATTATGACACCGGCAAGGACATCAAAACCTTGACCGATACTATTATGGTCCAGATGGAGAAGTCCATGTCGAGGAAGCGGGTGGCCGTGGGATGAACAGCTTTTGCTATGACGGGGAGTGGAGCCGGACATTCGGCCTTTACATAACCGGGAAAGGGCAGTATGACGCGCCGGAACGGGATGTCGAAGCGATCGAGGTGCCGGGACGGGATGGGACGCTGCTCATTGACAAAGGGAGGTTCAAAAACACGTCCGTTACCTATTCCGCGTTTCTTCGGAACCGGCTGCGGGATCGAACCATCGATATAAAATCATGGCTATTGTCCAAAACCGGGTATCGGAAGCTATACGACACATATGATGACCGGTATTTCCGGCTGGCGGCTTTTACGGGCCCGGTCAGCTTTTACTCGGAACTCAACAGATTCGGGGAAACCGATTTGGTTTTTGACTGTTTACCGATGCGGTACGCTTTTGATGGAGAGCGGACCGTCAGTTTCACCGCATCCGGGACCATAACGAACCCGGAGGCGTTTCCAAGCCTCCCGGTTTTCAGGGTTTACGGATCTGGAAACTGTACATTGGCAATCGGAGGGACATCTTTTGTGTTTTCGAGTGTATCCGAGTATGTGGATTTTGATTGCGAGACCATGAACGCATATAAAGGGCCTGTTTCGAAAAACAAGGAGACGGAAGTATCCGGCCCGTTATCCATACCGGCCGGTAAATCGTCCATCGATTTAGGCGGGGGAACAGCCCGCCTGGATATCACGCCAAGGTGGTGTACACTGTGAAACCTATCCTATACAGCCCGACAGAAACGACATTCGCCCATAACGGTATCGGCGTATTGACGGATTGCGTGTCCTGTGTGGTGACGGAAGAACGGAACGGCGCGTTTGAATTGGAGATGGCATACCCGGTGGATGGCGCGTTTTATACATCCATTGTGGTGGATGCAATTATCAAGGCAAAACCGAACGAAACGAAAGGCGACCAGCTTTTCCGTGTCTATTCGGTTTCCAGGCCGATCAACTGTATTGTGACCGTGAGCGCCGAACACATCAGCTATCAGCTATCCCATATACCCGTATCCCCGTTCTCGTCGAACTCGTTGGCGGACGCATTGGCAAAAGTCAAAAGCAACAGTGTCGGGAACAACCCCTTTTCATTTTCGACTTCCATGTCCAGCACGGCTGCGATGTCCATATCCGTTCCGTCGTCTTGCCGATCCTGCCTGCTGGGATCGGAGGGGTCCATCCTGGACGTATACGGCGGGGAATACGAGTGGGATAACTACAACGTACTTTTACACCGGCAGCGTGGGGCGGATAACGGCGTCGTTATATGCTACGGGAAAAACCTGATTGATTTGACGCAGGAGGAAAGCATCGCGGATGTGGTGACGGGAATCTACCCGTATTGGACGGGCGGTGAGGGGGATTTGGTGCAGCTACCGGAAAAAGTGGTACAAGTACAATCCGCCTATTCGTATCCGCGGATTCAGGCCGTGGATATGACACAGGAATTTGACGGGAAGCCGACTGCGGAGCAGCTACGGGAAAAGGCCAACGAGTTCATTAGCCGGAGCGGGATTGGGACTCCGAAGGTCTGTTTGACCGTGGACTTTGTACAGCTATGGCAGACGGCCGGGTATGAAGATATTGCCGGGCTGGAAAGGGTTGGATTATGCGATACAGTGACGGTGAGGTTTGACAGGCTGGGCGTCGATGCCAAAGCAAAGGTCAATAAAACCGTGTATGATTGCCTCGCTGAGAGGTATGAAAAAATAGAATTGGGAGATTCGATCAGCAACATCACGGATACAATTCTCGCGCAGGAGACCGAGATCAAGGCGGCTCCGTCCTTGTCCATTGTGGAACAGGCTATTCAGACCGCAACGGCCGCGATCACAGGGGCTTCGGGTGGATACGTGGTGCTCAGCCCATCCGAAAACCCGCAGGAAATCCTCATCATGAACACGCCGAACATCAATACGGCGACAAAAGTTTGGCGTTGGAATTCGGGAGGGTTGGGGTATTCGGGGAATGGTTATGGTGGGCCTTACGATACAGCCATCACTATGGACGGACAGATTGTTGGGAGGTTTATCGCTGCCCTGACCATTGCGGGCAATCAAATCATATCCGGACGTATACAAAGCCCCACGAAACCGGAGGTGTATTTTGACCTCGACGGTGGAGTTATGGCATGTAATGAGCTTGTATCCTCTACAAACTCCTCCACAAAGATCAAAATTACGGTCGGGAAGAGCGACGACAATCTCAGGGACGAAGTACATATTTTTTATGGCACGGAGCGGGTGATCCGGATAAATCCAGAAGGGAATGGAAATCTGGAAATCCAATTTTCAAACGGATACAGCGTTATGTTATGGGACGCCGGATGGATGGGGTTTTATACCCCTGCGGGCGGAACTCCCATCATGATCCGGAACGACAAGATCGAGTTTGGGCTGCCGGTGTATGACAGGAACGGGAAAGAAATCAAGGGGGCGTGACAGTGGTTACGGAAACAGTGAATTTAAGGGTATGGAACCAGGATTTTCGAAAACTTGCCGTTGTACAAGGCGAAATCGGTACTCGTGAGCTGACGATAGAAATACAGGATGCGGCGAGAACGGCCATGGAATTGTCGGGATATGCCGCCCGGTTATACATCACCGAGGCCGGAGGTCGGAAAATCTTTACCGACTGCACGATCTCCGGAAACAAGATCACGGCGTCCGTGCCCATGATGACAACGCCAGGTGACGCAAAGGCGCAGATTGTGCTTACCAAAGGCGACGACGTGCTAAAAGTTACGGGGATCGTGTTTGATGTCCGCCCATCCGATTTAGAGGGGGCAATGGACACGAGTGATGATTGGTCTGTGCTGACAGCCATGATCGGGGAGGTAAATACGGCAACGGAGGCCGCAAACAACGCGGCTGGCGCGGCCAATACAGCGGCGGCGCTGGCCGGAGAAAAAGCGGGGGCGGCCAATACGGCGGCGACAAACGCAAACACAGCGGCATCCGGAGCCAATCAGGCAAAGTCGCAGGCAGAAGCGGCCGCGACCCGGGCTGAACAAAAATCCGATGAGGCCAATACGGCGGCGGCGAACGCAAACACAGCGGCGTCCACAGCCAATCAAGCGGCGGCAAATGCGGAGACAGCGGCGGATACGGCGCAGACGGTGGCCGATACGGTACAGCAAAAGCTTGATAACGGGGAATTTATTGGCCCACCGGGACCACAAGGCAAAAAAGGGAACCCCGGAGAGGATTTTCGCGTCCTTGGGTATTATGACACCCTGGCGCTGCTTCAAGCGGCGGTTCCGAGCCCTACTGCGGGAGATGTGTACGGCGTGGGAACGTCAGCCCCGTATACCATCTATATTTTTGATGCGGTTGGCGGAACATGGGTGGACAATGGGACGATCCAGGGCCCGCAGGGACCATCTGGTCCGAATGAGGTGACAACCGACACGGCGACGGATATCGTCGGCCTGCTCAAAGGTAACGGGGCCAATGTATTGGCGGCGGAGGCAGGGGTAGACTTTGCCACGGCAGGAATCGCGGAATCTGGCGGATCGGCGTCTACCGGGTAT